GTACTGAGCGGATGCCATCTCGAACTCGAACGGCCCCACCTCCACATCATCCGGGCGGCTGGCGGCAATCACCTCCAACCGCACGCGCGGCATGGTGGGCAGGCTGCGCACGGCCTCGACGAATCGGCGGTCCACGTTGCTGATGCGCAACTGCACGGCCGACAGCCGATCGGCCACATCGGATGGCAGGGCCGTCTCGAACGGAAATGCCTCGTAGACATCGCCCCGGCTCACGATGGCCTCGGTGTTGTTGACCACCCGCACGGTGGTGAGGCTGGGATGCGTGATGGTGAGCAGCGGCAGCCACACCTCGGCCGAGTTTTGCCGCAGCATCTCGGCAATGGCAGCGGCGTTCAGGCTCATGGCAGGCGCACCAGTTGCATGCTGAGCCGCCAGGCGCCTTTCTTGCCCATGGGGGCAATCTCTGGCGCACCGACGATGCGGTATTCGTACACCGTGCCGCCGCCCTCAAACGCAGCATCGAACGGCAACGCACCTTGGGCAATGGTGGTGTAGTAAAACGTCTCCCACGTGGCGCGCAGGGCGTTGGTGTCAAGGTAAAACGACGCCACACGCGGGCGCGGCGTGGCGGTGTAGCGCAGGCGCGTGAGTTGCGGGCCTTCGACTGGCGCCTGAATCACGCCCCAGCCCTCGGTGGCCTGGTAGCCCTCGCGCAGCGGGCATTGCGGCAGTAGTGCGGGCCACACGGCCATCAGAAGCTGCCCCGGCGTTGCAGGCCGTAGGTACGCTCAAGCGCCCGCGCGGTGGGGCCACCTTCGCCGATGTCGCGGATCACCACGTCAACGGTTTTGTCACCGTTAGGCCCCATGCGCGACGACACCTGCCGCGCATCCAACGGCACGCTGCTGTGGTTGTTGATGTTGAGGTACACGTTGCCGGTGCTGGCCTCGTCATCAATCAGCGTGTTGGTGCCGTTGTTGAGCGGCGTGACGAAGCCGGACTCGTCCCCCATCGTCAAGTAGTCATGCCCGCCAGCTGAGAGCATCTCGGGCAAGCCACCTTCGTTGATTTCGTACAAGCCGCCCGACTTCACCGGGCCGCCGTATTGGCGGCCGCCATCAATGGGAATGCTCAGGCCGGGGTTCAACTGCGGGCCGCCGCCGCCGGTGAAGAAGCCACCCAGCGCACCGGCGCTCTGGCCGATCACCGAATTGACAAGTCCTGCCGCAGCCGCTTCGGCAGCCATGCGACGCATGATGTCGACAAAGTTGCTGAGCATGCCCTTTAGGCCATCCTCAAAGGGGTCGAACAAAATGTCAGACAGCTCGCTTTGCACGTTACGGGCGGCACTGCGGCCCGATTCCTCCATGGCCACAGCCCAGATGTCGGCCTTCTTTTTCGAGTCGTCCAGCGCGTCCTGCGCGTCGGCCACGGCGCGGTTGTAGGTTTGCTGATCAATGGCGCCTTCCGCCACCAGCTCATTGAGGCGGCGCACGGTGTCCATGTAGCTTTCAAGCGGCGTGCGCATGGCGTCGTAAATCGCCATGCCCTCTTGCATCATGCGGTCGTACTTGGACTGTTCATCTGCCGCCCGCTGGGTGGCCGCAGCGGCCACCTCCATGTCTTCGCTGAGGTTGATCAGCATTTGGCCGTAGGCCTCGCCCTGCGGGCCCGCGGCGGCAATCACCGCTGCCAAATCACCCACCTGCACGCGGTAGCGCATGACAGCCGATTCGCCCATGTCAGCCGTGGCCAACTGCTGTTGCATGTCGGCGGCCATGCCGGTCAGCTCTGCGAGGGCAGACTTCTGCGCGGTGATCATTTCCGCCAGATCTTTGGCGTTGGGCAGCAACTTGCGAGCGGCAACGCGCCCGGTTTTCTCTGCACCCTTCTCAAGCTCCGCGCCGCGCTCTTCGAAGGTCTTGATGATTGAATCGAAGGCGCCGTTGGCGATGCCACTGACGTCGCCAAACATCTCTTTGGCGATGACACCAATGCGGGTTAACTGCTCTTCGTTACGACCCGGAATAAAGAAATCAATCGGCTTTTCAGCGATGGTGGCGGCAATGGCGATAACACCACCCAGCGCCTTGCCCACCGCGTTGATGGAGGCAAGCGCAACCGTCACGGTGCCCACGACAACCCGAAAGGCCATATCCAAGCCGCTGACCATGGTGTCGGTGGCGTCACCCTTTTCGGTGACGGTGACCAGCTCTTCACTGAGCCGCACCAGTGTGGGCAGCATGGCCGTGGTGAGCCGGTTGCTGAAGCCGCCAGCCGTGCTGCTGAGCAGGCTAAGGTTGCCCTGAAACTCTGCCGATGCCGCCACCGCCTCATCACTGAGCACGGCGCCGACCCGCCCTGCCCGGTCACCGAGATTCTTGAATTCCTGCCCGCCATTGCGCAGCAGCGGAATGAGCGCTGTGGTGTCAGAGGCCATGGCCTCGAGGTAAAACGTCATGTCGGCCTGCGACAGGTTCGCGGCTTCCAGCGAGTCGTAGTACAGCTGCAGGGCCTGCGGGCCACTGAGGTCGCGGAAGGCGTCGGCCGTCACGCCCACCTTGGGTGCGATGACCTCGAAAAAGTCCGCCATGGGCCCGGCGCCGGTGGCGTTGAAGTCACCCACCCGGTCGTTCACATCCTTGAGGATGTCGCTGAGCTTTTCCTGTTCGATGCCCACCGAGCGAGCGCCGAAGGCCAGGCGCTGAAACTCCTCAGCGCCCGCGTTGGCCCCCCTTGCCTGGTTGGCAATGTCACGCGCGCCAGAGGTGACCGCCGCCACCACCGCGCCCATGCCCGTTGCCGCACTGCCAGCCAGTTGGCCGAATTGCTTACCGAGCTTTTTGAGGTCTTCGCTGGACTTCTTTTCAAAGTTGCCCAGCTTCTTCTGAGCCTTCCCCAGCTCCGCCTGATAGCGCCCGGTTTCGGCCTCCAGCCGCACAACCAGCTTGGCAAGATCAGTCACGGGGTTTCACCTTTGCGCCCTTCTGGCGCGGCTTGGCCATCATTCGCAGGGCCGCGAGTAGCGAGCCCCGGTTTTGGGTTTGGGTGGCGATGCGGGGTTTCAGCAAAAAGTCTTTCCACGACATCACCCGGCGCAGCTTTTTGGGGCCGTAGTTGGCAACCGCCGAGGCAATGAGCCCGGCATGCAGGTTGTCGCGCCACGGGCCCCAGGGCTCGTCTTGCCAGTACGCGGTGAGCAGGTTCATATCGCTCACCGGCAAGGCCATGACTTCACTCGGCGGCCGCCCCAGCAGCAGGCTGATTCGGCACAGCATCAGCTCCTGGGGCGTCAGCGTTTTTTTGGCGCTGCACGAACTCCAGAATGGCCCCGGCAATGGGCACCACCAGTTCGCTGGGGCCGGTACTGAGCGCCTTGGCCTGTTCGTCGGTGAGGCAAGGGACGCCGTCAGCATCAATCACGCAGGCGCGCAGCAGGTGGGCCATGGCCTCATCACCACGGCCCTGTTTGTTGAGGCCGTGAAACAACGCGTGCGCGGCCGCCGAGGGCTCGCGCACGCGCACGGTGATGCCGTCGGCATTCACCTCGGCCGTTTTTACATCGGCGGCGCGAGCGAGCAGCTTTTCGATGAGCGAACTCATGCGACGGTGCTCTGTTCCCACTCAACTTCGCCCACAATCTTGAGGGTGAAGCTGAAAACAGCTCGGGCGTTGACGGGCGAGCTAATCCGCCAACCGCGCACCACCACCGGGAACTCAAACAGATCCTCTGGATCAGCCGACTTGGTGATAAGCCTTATGTTGATGCGAGCGTTGCCCTTGAATGCGGTGTAAAGCAAACGAATCTGAGCGTCCTGCATGATGGCGTTCATCTGCAGTGGAATTTCCAGCCCATCGGCCAAGCCGTTGCGATAATTCATGATGTCGTCGCACAGCGTGGTGATGTCGGTCAGCGATTTTTCTTCGCCAATCTCGCCCACATCGAAGGCCGCACATGCGTCGGTGAATACTTCCGGCTCGGCACCGTCGCCGATCTGGAATTTGAAGTCGTTACCAATCAGCTCATCAGCCATGACGGCCTCCAATAAAAAAGGCCCGGTGAAGGGCCTGAAACGAAAAAACCGCCTTGCGGCGGTTCGGGGGTGAATGGGTTGCGGTTATTGCGGTTGGCGTCGGTGCCAGATCTCGAAGTCCATGCTCACGCGGTACAGGCCGGGCTCGGGGTCCATCAGGTCGAGCTCGTTGGTGAGGCTGATCTGCTGCACCAGGTAGCCGCCCATGAGGCCGCGAAAGTCCACCAGGCAGGCCTCTACCGCCCGCGCCAGTGCCTGCGCGCCGTTGTAGGTGCGGGCGTAGGCGTCAAGCTGCTGCTGCGTGCGCGCCAGCCCGGCGGTGCCGCAGTAGGTGACCTGCCGCTCGCGGTTAATGGTTTGGTACACGATGCAGGGCACGCGCTGCTGGTTGGCATCGCTTTGCGGAATCACCATGGGCCAGATGCGCGGCGGCGGGCCTTCGAGCAACACAGTTGCAATCGAGTCGGCATCAAGCGCCAGCACAGTGGCGGTGCCGTCATCAAACGCGGCGAGCGCAAAGCGCTGGGCTTCGTCCACCTGTTCGCGCACGGCGACGATGTTGGCCACGCCGGCGTCAGCCGCAAGGCGTTGAAAGAGGCCGTCGTAGATCATTTGCGCGACACCGGGCGCTGGCCCTTTTTGGCGGCGCGCAGAATGGCGCGGCGCATGGCCGCGCCCATGGCGTCGATCTGCGCGGCCTGGGTGTTGGCCATGGCCGGGCGCAGCCAGGGCCGCGCGGGGTTTTTGGCGGTGCCCAGCTCGACAAACAGCGCGGCGTAGAACGCCTCGGCTCGCACGCCAATGGCGGCGCTGGCGCGCTGTTTGTTGCGGTCGAGCTTGGTCACCACGCGCAGGCTGCGCTTGGAAAAGCCCGGCGCCACCCACCGGCCCTTGTAGGTCTTGTGCATGCGGCTGCCCACGGGGATGTTGGCCTGCGCCTGTTTTTTCACCACATTGCCGCCTGCCCGCACGGCGCCGCGCAGGGCCTTGCCGGTGACGGCATCGCCAAGGGCGGCCAGTTGGGCGTCCAGCTCGGCAAAGCCTTCAAGCGGCATGGGGCACCACCTTGGCGTGGGTGCCGCGCTGCACGGTGCGCTTCACCTTCTCAAAGTCCGGCGTGAGGCCGGTGAGCCACGCGGTGAGGGCCACGCCGTACAGGTACGGGCGCACCCACCACGAAAACCGCACCGCGATGGTGATGCGTTTGGCGGCCATGTCAGCCCCTCCAGCCATCGGCGCCGCGCACGACGCACATGAGGTTGATGTAGGTGCGCCGCTCATCCGGCAGCACGGCGGTGATGTCGTAATAAGTCGGCACGCCCGCCACGGTTTCGACGGCGCGCATCTTGGGCTTGACGTGCGAGCACATGCGGATGCGGATGCGGGTGGTCACCTCGCTGGCCACCTGTTGCGCCACAAACAATTCGCGACCCGACAGGCTGCTGATCTCCGCCCACAGGGTTTCGACCGGCTGCCACGTCCACACCGTTTCTCCACCGCCAATCTGCGATTCGATGCGTTGCTGAACCTCGATGCGGCGCCGCAGCGGCCCGGCTCTCATAGCCGGAAAATCCGGTAGGGCGACAGCAGCGCCTTGGCGCCCTGCGGCAGCTCATTGACGGTGCCCATCACCTGGTCTTCGCGATGCTCGTGCAGGCTGCCGAGGATGAGCTTGACGCCCGCCTTGATGTCTTGCGGCACGGCAGCGGGCTCGCCATAGCCCGCGACGAATTCGATGCGCACCGCCTCGGGCACCGCCGCCACGCAGGGCCAGCACTCGCTGTAGCGCGGCAGGATGCGCGGCGGCCAGCTGCTGTTGCTGGCCTGATAGCCGGTGATGGTCTTGCTGGTGGGCTGGCCTTCTGCGTCCAGGTCCAGGCTCATGTAGGTGATGCTGGTGACGCTGAGCAGCGGCCCCAGCGGCAACACGATGGCAGCGGGGAAGCGGTCTGCTGTCGTAAGGCTGCCGAAGCGCGGCGGCCATACGTCGCCATCCTGCGCGGCGTAGGCGCCCACCCAGGCGCTGCCAGGGAAGGCCTCAAGCGTCATCGCAAACGAGCGCGCCACGAAGGCCCGACGGGTGTACTGCTCCGCCATGCGCGCGGCGGCCAGCACCTGGGCTTCGATGAGCGCATCTTCAGCATCGTGGTCGACGCGCAAGTGCAGCTTGGCTTCGGCCAGCGACAGCAGCGGCGAGGGTGCCGGGTCGTTGGGCAGCCCGGTGAGGCCGTAGCGCATCAGAACGTGGTCGGTTGCGCTACGCCGCGCGTCAGGGCCATTAGACCCGTCTGCAGATCTGTGGCACCGACACTCACCCAGCGCTGATCCAGATCGGGAGTGTCACGCAGCTTTTGCACCAACTCGCCAAGCTCGACGCCGCGCGCTTTGATCTCATTCATCAAAGCGGCCTCAGCCTCACTGAGCTGGCGGTAGCCGGTAATCTTGGGTTGCACAAAGGTTTCCATCACTTACTCCTTTTTGCTCGGCGCGCGATCAGGCAGCAGCTTTTTGGCGAGACGCTTGAGCGCCTCCCGCCGTTTCTGGCAACTCTGGCAGGCCATGGTGGTTACTCCGGGAATTTGGGAAAGGCGCCGCCCGATCAACTCAGGCGGCGCGTGCAACGGTGCCGCGCGTTACTGCACGCCCGCCTGCGGCTCGGGGCTGTAGCGCAGCCCGCTGAGCATGAGCAGGCCAGAGGCGGCCACAGCAACGCTGGTTTCGACCTCTACAGCGACGAAGGCGAAGCCCCCGGCGTCGTCAAGGGCGGAGTCGACCGCGTTGACGGTGACGGTGTACGGCGCGGTGATGGCCGGGTCATCTTCGGGGATGACGACTTCGGTTTCGGCCAGCAGCTTGCTGCCGGTGCCGCCCGCCGCCGTGGCCTGCAGCAGCCGCACGGTGACCGTGCTGCCCTGCAAAACCGCCGGCACGCTGGCGACGCCCGAGAACTGCCGCGCGCCGCTGATGCCGTGATAGGGGCCGGTGGCGGCGGTGCTGGCGTCAGCAGTCGTCGGCCCGGCCTTGAAGGCGACGAAGTCCGTCGCTTTGCCGTGGGTGATGTTCATCTTTCGAATCTCCAGATAGAGGGTTGGAGCCCAGCCCAACGAGGGGCCGGGTCCGGTGCCGCGATGGGGTTAGGCCGCGCCGAGCACGATGAAGGGCGACACCTGGAAGCCCTTCTCTTGCTTGAACGGCTTGGTGAGCCAGGGCTGGCCGTCGACGTTCCAGAACACCTTGAACACGGTTTTGTTCTCGGTGAACTTGACGTGCTCGCTGGCCGCCACAAATGGGCCAGAGCCATCCTTGATCAGGTAATAGCTCAGGTTGGCCAGCGCCAGGCTGCCCTTGGCATCGGCCAGTGGGTTGAACTCGTTCCAGATGAGCGGATAGCCGAGCAGCGTTTGCGGCACACCTTCGCGGGCGTTGGGCTGCCAGATGAAGTTGCCTTCGTCGTCCTTGATGCGCATGAGCGTGGTCATCTCGCTCTGCGACGCCGTCCAGATGGGCGTGCCGCCACGCATCAGCAGCTTGCCCAGCATCTCGGTGATGTTGGCGTAGGTGATACCGCTGGCACCGCGCGCCACCGTGATGGTGGCCGGGGCGTTGAGCAGACCCAGGGGCTTGGCGACGCCGTTGCCGTTGAGGAAGGCATCTTCCTCAGCCGCGATGACCGCGTCACGCATCAGGCCCTGCAACACCGGGCCGGCCGCCTGCCAGTTGCGCAGCAGCTTGTCGGTGACTTCCAGGGTGGCCGCCACCTCTTTGGGCTCCAGGGTGACTTGGCGCAGCTTGGCGTCGGTTTCGGGCTTTTGCGCGCCCTCGCCGATCCAGGTGGTTTTCACGCCGCCGCGGGTGGAGCTGCCGGTGGCGCCGCTGTCCTGATCGAGCGCCGGCATGGTGACGGCGGCATCCGGCGGCGAGCCTGCCGGGATGACGCGGGCGCGCGGGCGGAACATGGCGTCTTGCGCCTCGACCCGCAGCATCTCACCCACAAACTGGGTGGGCACCGCGAAGCCGCCGCTGGGGCCGTCATCCATGCGCTGTTCTGCCTTGCGCTCCTGGTACATGGCGGCCAGGCGTTGGTCACCAGGGTTGCGGGCAACCGCCACCATGAACTCGCCGAGGCTTTCAAACCCACGCGGGGCGTCCGGGGCAGCAGCGCCCGGTGCGTTGGCGATGTCGGCACCAGCGATGTTGCGGGTGCTGTTACGCGGTTGGGCGGCGTTGGCCGCAATGGTGCTGACATCATCGACGCGCGCGATGCGCTTTTCGAGTGCAGCGTGTTCGGCCTTGAGCGTTTCGAACTGCGCCTGCTCGTCGTCAGACAGGTCGCGATCTTCGGCTTCGGCCCCGTTCACGAGCGCATTCATCTGGTCGATGAGTGCAGCCCGCTTTTCGAGCAGTGCTTTGAGCATTTTGGAAACTCCAGTTGATACCGACAGGCAAACAACCGCCCGGCCCCCGGTCGGTGACGGGAGCGAACGTGATGGCCAGAAGGCCGGGGAAAGTGGGTGCTGCTAGCCGCCCATGCGGCGAATGGCCATGCGCGCTGCGCGGGCGCGCGCTGGGGCCGAGGCACCGCCATGCAGGGTGGCGCCGTAACGGTTGAGGGTTTCTTCGAGGCTGGCCACGCGGTCGGCCATGCCGCGCTTGACGGCATCTGCCGCCAGCACCATGCGGCCCTGGCCAAACTGTTCGCGCACGACGCTGGTGGCCACGCCACGGCCTGCGGCGACGTCGTCAATGAACATGCCGTGGAAGGCGTCGACGTCGGCCTGAATGGCGGCCTTCGCCTCGTCGCTGAGGGGTTCGTAGGGGTTGCCCTCGACCTTGTACTTGCCGGCGCTGATGAGGGTGTCCTTCACGCCCAGCTGCTCCAGGTAGGCACTGACGTCTTCGTGCAGGGTCCACACCCCGATGCTGCCGACACTGCCGGATGGGGTGACGGCCACGTCGTCAAGCTGCGCGGCAATCCAGTACGCGGCGCTGGCGGCGGTGGCGTTGACGCTGCCCACGATGGGCTTGCCACCGCGCAGGCCGCGCAGCTCGGCCGCCAGCTCGACAATGCCGTCGGTGACGCCGCCGGGGCTGTTGATGTCGAGCACGATGGCCTTGACGGCATCGTTGCCCATGAGCTGGCGCAGCGAGCTACTGAGGCGTTCGTACGTGGTGTTGCCGCTGCTCTCTTCGAGCGAGCCCATGCGATGCGTGAGCACGCCGCGCACCGGCAACACGGCCACGCTGCCAGAGGCGCGGGCAATACTCGCCGCCTTGCCGGGCGTGACCCTGGCGTTGGTGGCCATGTAGGGCACGCCGCCGTTGTCGGGCTCGGCATCGAACTCAAGATCGCCGCCCTGCGACTTGATCTTGAGCGCGGCGAGCATGGCCTGCAGCTTGGCCGGGTGCATGGCCCAGGGGCGGCTGGCGGCGTACATGAGCAGGTGGGCGTATTTCATTCGGTGACCTCGGTGGTGTCTTCGTCAACCGGCGCGGGCGCCGGAACGGGAGCCGCAGTGGCACCGGGCGCGGGCGCATCCACCGGCACCCAGTTGCCCGGGCGGTGGTAGCCGTCGAGGCCGGGCTCGGGGTTGCGGTCTTCAAGCTCGCGCACGTCGTTGGCGCTGAATGCGCCGACTTCACGCATGCCTTTGTAGAAGGCGACGCGGGCGGCCATATCGCCGCGCAGCAGCGCCTGGGTGCTGCACTTGACGTAGTAGCCCTGGGCGCGCTCAGCTTCGGTGAACAGCTTTTCGTCGAACTCCAGCTCCATCTGGGCGATCCACGGCCCGAGGGTGTAGACGACGAAGCCGATCATGAGCTGTTCGATGCCGCTGCCCCAATTGCTGGTGCCCGAGGCCTCCTGAAGCATGGCCAGCGGCACGTTGTACATGCGGGCAATCTCGGCAATCTGGAAGCTGCGCGAGCCAACGAATTGCGCATCGTCGGGGCTGACGGTGGTGGGGATGAACTTGGCGCCCTCTTCGAGCACCTTGATGCGGTGGGCGCTGTCGAGCCCACCCTGCGCGGCCACGCTGTCGGCCAGGTTTTTCTGCGCCTGAGGACTGAGTGACAGCGGGTGCTGGACAAAGCCGCCGCTGCGCGCCTCGTTGGCAAAAAACTTGCCGCCGAACGTCTCCATGGCCACGCCCATGCCGATGGCGTTGCGCGCCAGGGTGATGGGGGAGTAGCCGAGGTAGCCGTCGTGCCCCAGTGCCTTGAGGTGCACGACGCGGTCGGGGTCGAGGCTGAACGACTGGCCGCTGACCTGCGTCTGGTAGCGAATGTGCTGCGGCTCGTTGGGGTCGCGCTGCGGGTACGTCACGTCCGGCAGCAGTGGCCACAGGGCGATGGTTTCGCCGCGACCGTTCAGCTCATTTTCCCAGTAGCCGTTGCCCCAGCCCAGCGCATGACTGAGCAGGGTTTGTTTGAACGTGAAGGCGTTCATGTAGGGGTTGGGCCGGTCGCGCAGCAGGCGGGTGATGCGGTGGTCCGGCTGCATCTGCGTGCGGCCGCCCGAGCTGCGATACACGTGGAACGGCAACATGCCCACGCTGTCGGCGATGCGGCTGATGGCGGCGTAGACCACCGGCAGGTTCATGGCCGTGAACTGGTTGACGGACACGCCCGACTCGGTGCGACCGCCCAAACCACGAAACATCCAGTGGCCGCTATCACCGACCGACCGCGAGGGACCGAACTGGCCCGCGAACAGGTTGCCGAGCCAGCTCATTCGGCAATGCTCCGCGCGAAGTACACCAGACAAACGCCCGCCACGAACAAGCCCACAGGCACGTTCACGAGGAAGCCGGCGGCGATAAGACATCCACCACCGGCCACGGCGGTGCCCAGCCCGATCACTTGGCGGGCGATGGGCGTGCGCTGTTGTGGCATGGGTTAAATCTCCAGTACGCCGCGGTCTTCGTAGACCGAGCGTTTGGGTGCTTGCTGCACCATGGCCCGCGCGGTTGCCATGATGAGCGAGATCACACCATCGATCTTTCGCTGCTCCTGGTTCTCTGGCTTGCGCGGGTAAATGTTGTCTTTGGCGTCGCGGTGGCAGACGACGTTGGTGATCATCCAACGTAGTACGGGGTCTCCGTTGTGGTGAAACTTGCCTTCGAGCACCAGTTCTTGAATGCGCTTCATGGGCTCACTGAAATTCATTACCAAGGGGCGCAGCTCGACCATTGGGGCGCCCTCGTCCAGCATCTCGCTACTGAACTGCGACAGGTGGGCAGGATCGTAGGGAACCTCACGCACCTCGAAGCGGTTGCGGTCGTCGCGCAGTGAATCGCGCACCAGCTCGATGTCGAGCACCGGGCCAGGCGACAGGTGCAGGTGGCCGCCCTGCGCGAAGCCGTACATTTCGGGGTGTTCGCGCGGGTCGGCCTTGGCGTCGGGCAGCCAGTAGTTGCCGAACGCGTAGTAATGCTCGTCACGCCGGAACACGCGCACTTTGGCGAAAATATCGGTGCGGAACGCGGCGTCCAGCGCCACGTAGCAGGGCTCGCCGGTGAACTGATCCAGCGTGAGACTGGTGTCGGCGCAGGCGTCCCACTTGGCCATGTCCATCCACGAAGATTCGGCGGCCAGCCATTGGTTGCAGGCCTTGGTGCGAAACTCGGGCTGCGACTGCGGGCTGGCCACGGCCTTGTCGCGCTTGGCGCGCAAATCGGCAATCGAGACCGACACACCGAGGTTGGGGTTGGCCTTGATCCAGGTGCCTTCGTCGGCCCATTCGTCGTCGGCACCATCGTCGGCATAGCCACTGTCGAGGGTGTAGATGAGGCCGAACACGGTGTCGTCGACCAGTGCGTCTCCCTCTACGCGATAGCCCATGCCGCCATGCGCCAGCAGGGTGCTGTTGAGCACGCGCACCAGGTAGCCGCGCTGTTCGTAGCACACGCCGGCGGTGTTGTAGCCCGCCGTGGTGATGGCGATGCCCAGGGGCTGTTCGCGCGCGCCGGTGGCGCTGTCGAGCACGTCGTACAGGCCGCGATCCTTCCAAGCATGCAGCTCGTCCGCGATAAACGCGTGCACGTTGAGCCCGTCCTGCGACTTGCTGTCGCGGCCCAGCGGGCGGTACTTGCTGGCGGTGTCGCGGCGGAACACCGCCTGAGTGGTGCTGTCGCAGCCGAGGCCGTAGGGCGGCATGGCGCGAAACTCGGGTTCCAGCCGCACCATTTCGACGGCGTCACTCCAGACGATGCGGGCCTGTTCCTCTTTCGTCGCGGCGCTGTAGACCTCGGCGCCCGGTTCGTCATCCGCAGCCATGAGGTAAAGCGCCAGCCCGGCGCACAGGGTCGACTTGGCGTTCTTGCGCCCCACCTCGAAGTACACGCGACGGAAGCGGCGCAGGCCGGTTTCGCGGTGCACCCAGCCGAACATCACGGCCACCAGAAACACCTGCCAGTCACCCAGCACGATGCGCGGCCGGGTGAGCACGCCGTCAATCAAGCGCAGGCGCGCCCACTCGCCCTTGATGTGCGGCAGGCACTGGATGAAATGGCAGGGGCGACCGGCGCGTTCAATGTCGAACCGGTACGGCCAGGCAGGGTCATTCTCGGACCGCGCCAGATCATCGAGGTGACGGCGGCACGCGGCCTTGACGAACTTGCCCGCGACCACTTCGCCGGCCAGCACGGCGTGCGCGTAACGCTCCGCCCGGGCCGCGAACGTGATGCGCGTTGCGGACTCGGGCGGGTTGCGCGTCATGCGAAGCTCGCGAGGCTGGGCAGTTGGGCGGCGTCGCCGTTGGCGGGCGCCATGCCGGGCAGGTGCAGTTGCGGCGAGCCGGGCTTCACGCGGGTGCGCGAAGCTGGCGTCAGGCCGAACTCGCTGGCCAGCTTGAGGTACATGGTCTGCGACTGGCGACGGATCTGTTCGTACACCGACACCACGCGGTAGTCGTTGGGCGTGCGGTCGATCAGGCCGCGCTCGCCCGCGGGGTCCAGGGCGTTGACTTCGGCGATGCGCTTCTCGGCCCACACGTAGCGGCCCCACTCGGTGGCCAGCATCACGAGCACGCCACGGTCGATCTTCGACACCAGGCCGTAGCGCTCAAGCTCTTTGCCCAGGCGGCGGTACTCGGCACGGGCCTCACCCTGCACCCAGGCGGGCAGCCCGGGCAGCTCAACGTCGGGCGCGAACTCATCGAGCAGCGTCGCCATCGGCTTTTTGCTGGGGTTACCCCGAAGCTGCACCACGTTGCTGGGCAGCGCGGGGCGCCCGACTCGTCCTGCCATCTGTCGCCCTCCTGTTGAGCGCAGCCCACAAAAAAGGCCAGGTCGTCAGACCCAGCCTCACGAAAACCAATCACCTCACATCGATCAAACCACCAACCTCACCCCAACCCTGAATACCCC